CGCCAGTAACGCCAGTAGCCCCTGTTGCGCCCTTATCCCCTTTCGAGCCCTTACCAGATACAGTGACAGCACTATCAGTAGTCGCCGATACTGTGATTGATGACTGGGAAGGGGCGTTTACCGTGATTGAAGTGCCATCAGAAACCGTAATGTCTGTAGACATAAATCAAATCACTTTAGATATGTCAGCATTAATCTTGAATGACCCCTCTAACACAGTCTTCTGTGTGTCATTGACTTTGTACTGAAAGTCATACTTATATCTACCTGGGGGGACCTTGGCCATGTCAGAGGCAGACAAGAACAACGTTACATTGCCATTGTCATCAATGTTATTGAACGTAAAGTTCACAGGACCTTTCTTCCCCAGCTCTACACTTCCAATAACAATGCCCTCACTTTTACCGTCTAAGTTTTCGGGTATCCTAGAAACCGAACTAGACGCCCTGACCTGCATCAAGAAGGTGTATTGATCGGTAGACAATGGGAGTCCCGTACCGTCACTGTCCTTTAGTGTCAACGTCAATTCAAAAGTGTCTCCCTGGCGACAGGTAATATCCAGCCTGTCTGCAATATCAAGATTTACTTTAGCCATTCTGTCTCATCTGGTTTAACATCTCGAGAACGTTAGACCTCTTTTCTTCTTGAAGTTCTGGACGCTTGCCAGTTCTCTGCGAGATTAGTTTGCTTTGCTCAACCGCCTGCTTTTTCACGCGGTCGTCTTTCCTATTATCCTTTTGAGATTCGATCTCACTCCTCTGATTAAACTCTAGCTGCTTTTCAGATTGCACCTTTTGAATCTTCATCATCTCTATCTCCTTGTTCATTTGATGCTCAGCCTGAAGGATAGCCAGCTGACTTTGAGTCTTTAGCTCAATTAGCTTAGCGTCTGCCTGTGCCTTCAACTGAACCTCCTGAACCCTAGACTGAGCAGCAGACTCCGCAGCTTGCTGTGCCTGTTGAGCCTGCATCTGAGAGTTTTGCAACGCCTGTTGCTGTGCCACTTCAAGTCTCTTCTTACGACGGACAACTAGTAGACGCTCTGCTTGAGTAACGTCTTTGATGTTTCGGATAGCCATGGCATCCTCCAGGTCAATTTCTTTCTGACTCAAAGCAATCTGAATGCTCTGCTCAAGAAGTTGCTGGTCCTTGTCCTCCATGTCCTTCAGTACTTTAACTCCGAAGTTGTACATAGGAAGCTGCGAAAACGAAGCCAGGACAGACATGTTAGTCTTTCCAATAGCGTTCTCATACGCTCTGTAAATAACGCTTTCCGTCGGAAGGATCTGGACACACTTCACCACATCCTGACACACCTTCTTGTACAGCAACATGGCCGCATTGGTAATATCGAACGTAGCGTTGTTGCTCGCAGCAATGGCCTGCTGCTGAACCCCCACAAGCGCATCACCCTTGGGCGTAGATGCATCTACCACCTCATTAATGCCCGTAGTGTCACGAATCATACGGAGGTAGTGATTGTATAGTCCAATCAGCTCGTTGATGTTACGGATACTGTTTCCGATCTCACGGACTGGTGGGTTCTGGAATCCACCTTCTGGATTCTTACTTCTGTAATAGAAGACACCCGTCTGCTCGTAGATATCGTGCAGGTCCAACGGCTGCAACTCCCCAGACTTGCCCAGCTGAACATTCTCCAACCCCTCGATGTCGATGATCAAACCATCAGGTTTAGCCTTGGCGATCGCCTGCTGTAGCTTCAGGTGTGTGAGCTGAAGCATATCAGCAAAACCGATACAGCTGTCCACCATGGACTTCGGCATGTTCGCGACCATGTTAGTCGCGATCACAGAGAAAGAGAGAGATGCACGGCTGATGTCGTGCATGTTCTTCGGTGTGTTGTATTGCTTCCTGTAGTTAATCAGGTGCTCTGTACCGATAATGTACATGCCCTCGTACACACACTCAATATCCATCGTGTGAGGAGTGCGATCATAAACGCTACCCTTGCGCTCCTTGTACTCAAAACCCTCGTAAAAAAAGTTTGTGTTCCCGTACTTGTTCCCCTTCTCCTCAAAGTACATGGTGTCTACAGAAAGAAACTCGAAATCCAGTACTTGAACCACATACCCTGAATACTGCTCCTTCTCAGGTCCAGCAGTAGCATACGGTTTGTTAGGGTATCTGTTAGATGTGCTTCTCCGAGCCTTCTTAGAAATCTTCTTCAGGTCTTCGTCTGTGAGCTCGTCACCCGCAAGACGCTTCAGCTCGTGCAAAGGAATCTCTCGAACACACCCAGCATAAATCAAGTCTTCGAAACCTGGGTCATCCGTATAGCTATGAACAAAATTTACGGGGTCGACATATTCAATGTCAATCCCATAGTTCGGATCATTTTTTCTTTTGACAACGGCAATCCCTAATGCCGCAAGGTCATTAACGCATCGGCGAAAGGTACCGTCTTCGAAGTTCGCCCATGACAAGGTCATGTCTGTGGCAACCTGAGCAGCAATCTCTGCATCAGTCTTGATGTTGGTGTCCATCAAGATCTCTACCTCTTCCTCCGTTTCTGGAATCTGATTTGCATCGATGCCAGCCATGGGGCGACCCAACATCTCTTGCATTTCAAGCAACTCCTTGCGCAGCTTTACTTGATTACGCTGAATGTTTTTCTGTACGTTTTTCTCGCTGGAAGACAGCGGATCCGTAGCCTCAATGTTGGGGTATGGGTTTCTAGAAAGGATCTTATTTACCACAATCCGAACAAACTTCGGGAGGATTGGCACCGCAGTAAAGTCCAAGTTCATCAAGCTGCCGTCACCCGAATTAGGATCGGCCTGATTTAGCAACTGCTTGTAAATGGTGGTGTCTTGAGTTCCGTTGGCGTAATCTCTATTACGAATAAAGGTGTTCTTACGACCGCCGAACGTAGACATGTTGTCCTGTCCGTTTCCCCATTGTCCCTCAATAGCCTTAGCATACTGAAGGCCATACTCTTTAGAGAGTTTTGTTTCCTGCGAGGCTAGTGGATCTGGGAACCCCCCTGCAGAATCGGTTCTATTGTTATACATGCGGGGACATTACTTATCCCACAAATATAATCAAATCAGCCTCGCAGTTTGTAGCGACGAAAGAACACCTTCTCGTCGAACGAAGCGACTTCCTTAGGCTTCACTTTCTGGGCAGCCAATAACGCTAGACCAGAACTAATCGTGAGGTCAAAACGAGTCCTGTTGTTGATGTCGTATCCAATCCAATCTTCTAAAGTTCGATTGAAGTACATGCTCCCAATCTCCCCAGTATCTCTGTTTATTCCTACGTGCTGGTGGATGTAAGCCTCAATGGCCTGTGCATGTGACTGAATAACATCTACCGAGTTAGATGGGATACCCTTGGTCTTGACCTTAACCTTCTGACTACTACTGATCAAGTGTTTAGGTCTGTCCATCAAATACCCATCATATCCCCTCTGCTCAAAGTATCGAGCAATTCCATACTTGTTGTTCTCAATCAAAAGTGGGTACCCATAGAAGACCGCCGCCATGAGAACGTCTTCGTAAAAAATCGAAGCCAGCGGCGGACGGGAAGCGTACTCAAGAACAAACATGTTAGCAGGTACTTCCATATTGAACTTGTTGTACAAATGGAGCGCACCCTTGGATCCCCTGCCATCCACAGTAGCATCGAGATCATAGCTATCCACGCCGCCACAACCAAGATGAGTATTAGGCGCGACTCTTTTTCCCCTTTCATTAGCCTTCTTGTTTCTCAACTCGGAAGGTGGCATCCACGCAATTTTGAACCTACCCTTTGGATCTGGGGTAAATACAACCTCACTATCCTGGACTCCGCCCTTCCATGAAAACTGACCCGAAACTACAGGGTTTGGAAATAACGCATCGTTATGTTCTACTTGTTCGTAGATGTGTCCGATGTTAAATAAACTCGACTCGATGCTATCCCTAAATGCCTCATCCTCAGTAAACGGGAACTGTCGGATCGTCTCATTCAGTTCCGAAGCATCATGCTTTAGACTGTCCCTCTCGTTCTTCAAGAACGTCTTAGATCCCATGTGGATGTACTCCCCATCAATGCCCTGCACCATTTCCTCAGGGTCATTTACAACGGCACGACCATAGGCGTCAAAGAATCCCTCTAGCGATTCGTAGGCAGGGATGAACAGACGATAGAGACCTGACCTAGTCCTCCCATTCGCATTCCTGTCCGTCGGATCCGAATCTACCCAAAGGTCCTTGTATTCTCTTCCCCCTTTTCCCATGGGATTTACGGTGCTTCCGACCATAGCCTTCCCTACGATCTTCCGACCGACGATCAAACAAGTCCTCTCGATCCTCCAGGCTTCTCTTATGTCGGTTGGTTTTTCCCATTTGCCAGCCTCGTCTAAGTATAGCAAGTGTAGCTTCTCTCCGTCGTATGCGTTGTTGGTTGTATTCTTCCAGTTAATTACGGTATTCAAGGCGTCCCCCATAGTGGTCGTCTTGTTGTTCTTCGTAATCTTTTTTGACGGCTCTCGAAAGGCAAGCTCCATACGCGGATTAGTAGTACCGTCTTGAATGGGCTTGAAGAAGAAGGGGTATTTACGGAACATGGTTACCACCTTCTTCATGAAGATGTTTTCCTGAGCATCCTTACCCGTCTTACTCTGTATCCCTATTAGCTTGTCTTTTACCTGAGTAGCTTCGTCAACAATTACCGAAGAGCAAATGTTGGTGTATCCTGATCTACGACACTTGGTATATAGCTGTCCAATACAACGAGGGTCCGCCTCACACGCAGCTAAATGTAGGAAAATATCTCTTTGAAAATCAAGGTAGTACGGCGACCCTATGTCAAGAACCGACCACTGCAGCATCATGTAGTGACGACCAGTGATGTATGTAGCGTCACCTCGGTTATAAAACCAAACACCCTCACGCCTGCGCCGAAATTCCTCCTCGATATATGGACGAAACTTTTCTCTGAACTGCCTCGGCATCTCCGCCCACTCATCCATAGAGCGAATACGCGATAGTTCTTTGGGAAGATCAATTCTCCTCCAGGATTGATCCTGCACGGGTAAGTCGCAGTAGAGGATGTCCTTGATCTTAGGCGCCTTGGGAAGCACAATGAGAATCCCACCGAGCTCGACGTGGTCGCCCAACGTACCATTGGGGCATATTGAAATAGCCTTTTCATCATATCCCTCTACATCTACCAGCATCAGTTGTAAAATCCGTTTAGGTAGTGTGACAAACAAGGATGCCTGCCCGCTATCTTCTTGACGTTCACTCTTTCGTATTGAGGCACAGCCATGTAAGACTCGAAGCTGTGTATGTTCACGTCGTTCTTTACGTCGACGCAATCCTCCTCGTCGAAACTAATGACCTCAACAATGTCTTGACCCCACCGATCTGTAAGCTTGTCTAGCAACAACCCATCGAAGTTGAACGTCTGATCAGGATCGTACAGAGTTAAAAGGTTGACGGTATTGATTAGAGTCGACGTAAGAAAAAACTGACCGCTGCTGATGAGGTACCCTGGTGTAGGATTAAACAAACATCCCCATTCCTGAGACTCATCCGAAGACATGATCACACAGTTTCTCGTTCCGAACGTCACTACTTTGTTGCCCATCAGCTTTTCGATAGCAACATCCCAGTACCCAGAATGGTGTACGTTATTACTCCCATACCAACAGATGTAGTCACATCTCTTCTGTATAGCGCGTAACCATGCATACGTAAACTTATCTGCTACGGGTTGATTCTCAAACATCTCATGCTCTATACCGAGCTTCTCACAGAACTTGGCGATGTTGTATGAGTCGCCAATGACAACACCGTTTACGTTAATGCCCGCATTATTCAAACTCTGCATGGCACACGACATGTCGTCAATCGACATTTTGGTCAACGCAGGTCTATCGTGGTAGACCATAAAAAAACAAACACTCCTCACCTTAAAATAGTTACGTGCCCATTAATTAAGTACGACTCCCCAGGCATGGAGCACTCAAGCCTGTATACATATACGTCGTCTGGAACATAGTACTCGTCACCACCCATCCAAATATCAGTGTGAGAGTAAGACTGCCAAACTAATACCCCCGACCTAGAATAAACACTTAGGACCCAGGAATCCCAGCAGTTCATAGTCTCGACCTCCCACACATCGTTGACCCCGTCATTATTCGGCGTGAAAGAATTAGGGATGTATATCGGGCAACTTGATGAAAGAACCGTACAGGGAAAACCTGTCTCACAATCTACATTCAATACCTCATACTCATAGTTATATAGAGTGTCGGTGATGTAGATGTATGTCGTATCATAGAAGTACCAGTTTATGGGAACATACACAGTGTCTGTTTGATAGACTGTGTCTGTAAGCTCTATGTACACAGTATCATAGATCCAACATATCTCTGGATAGTAGAGCGTATCGTACTGCGTAATCACAATGGTGTCTGGAGGCAGCTCTACATACACTGTGTCATAAATAACTTCAGGAACAGGGTCTCCGCAGTCACCCACTACCAGCCAGTTGTCCATGAAGTTGTTGTCTTCATACAGACCTGTCCCCCACGGGGTCCCATCACCATTCGCCCCAACCTCAGCCCATCCTCCGTCAGAAGCGTACATAGTTTGCCCATAGCTGATCTGCCAGATGACAGCCTGGATACTATACCCTTCTGCATACCAGTATGTTATGACGTTTTCTAGGTTGCAGTACATCTGCCCTGCGAAAGGACCGCTTACACAGTCCGACTGGTATGAGTTGAATATAGGGAATGTAACGGTGTCCCCAGTATAGTACGGGGGTACAAGCGACTCGTCATACAGGTTCGTCCAGTTAGTTGGAGATTCCGTAGTGGTAGCGCTGTATACCCATCCAGGATGGTTACTGGTAGCACTGAGAGGGAAGTCAAAAGACGGGAAGTCCCATCCGATATTCATCGCATTGCAGTCTTCGTCAACAGCCTGAAATCCAAACTGTAGCTCTGAAACTCCGTCAGGACCGCCAGTGCCACCACAGTTTTCTGTGTTGTTGAATGATACTGTTACGGTTCCAAGTACAGGATCGAAACTCAACAACTCCAAGTCACACTGTCCCAAACAAGACAATGAGAATATGATTGGTAAAACAGTTAAACCCCTAAGGGTATTTCGTGGTTTGGTAGTGAGCATGCTCTTTGAAAATCCAGGTCAATATATACTGGAGTCTTTTCCCCCACATAAGCACCAATCACATTGAACTCGATGTACTCCATTGCATCGTCAGGGTGCATGTCCTCAACCTCCACAAGAATACCGACCATCCTATTAACGTCGTAAACAGCCACTGGGTTCGAACCCGTGGTGATCCCAATCAATGCCATTTCAAACCCGTCGGCCAATAAGCACTCGTTCTCTTCAAGCTCAATCATGAGCTCGTCACATTCTTTAATTTTCATTTCTTACTAAACCTTTCTGCAAATCCACCGTTGTAATCTTTACCATCGGTGATAGTCTCACCTAAGGTAAGGTCCGTCATCATCTGCTCCAACTTCTGGCGCTCGACCAAGAGCTCCTTGCAGTCAATCGCAGTCTGCTTAATAGACTGAAGCTCAGCCTTCCTAGCACTTCCATTGATCTCAGAATCAACAGGCTTTTTTATTTCCTCGATCATGTTGTTGATAGCGACCTCCATGCTTCTCATGAGGCGCTCAGCAGCATCGATAGTAGTGAACTTCTTAGACCGCATAGAGCAAATCTTGAGTTCTAGTACGGAAGAACTCCTCACCTAGCGCCTTGAACGTGTAGTCCATGTTCTTCCTAAAGCCTACGGTATCACCCACCTGTAGGCCCAGCTCATCGAGATCTTCACTTGGTGCTGCTACTACACCTGTGGTTCTCACCTTGTCCTTTAGATCTACGACCTCCAATATGGCATCGGCAATCTCTTCTGCTACATCGGGACGTAAGATGGTCCACCCATCTAAGGGCAGTATCTCTTCTGTTCCCTGAGGGGTGTAGGCGTAAGCATGGCTATTGACAGCCACCTTAGGATCAAAGCTCACAACGTAGCAGTCCTTGTAATCTGCAAACGGCATACCCCCGTTAATGACGACGTTGTGATGAAAGTACAGCGTGTCCCCAGGCTTCACGGGGGTATTAAACTTGGCTGGGGTGTGAATCACCTCGCCCTCATTGACCCTGTGCTGGAACTCGTCAAACTTAGTTTCAATATAAATAGACTGGTCGCCGAGCGCGACCTCATCGTGAAACCGCTTTGGCAGCTTCACAACGAAGTAGTAAAGAAGATTCATGATTAAAAGTTACAGTCGAACTCTACAATGCAAGGCATGTCATCGACCGCCTTCCACAATACTTGACTGCCCTCAGACTCCATATACACGAGGTAACGACTCTTAGAGTAACGATGCAAATGAGAGTCGTCTAATACAATAGCGCACACGTTCCCATTACCAGCTCGCATACCCAAGTAATAAGCCATGGCGTCCTTCGGGTCTTTGCCGATTACGATTTTGCGGATAAGTCCGTTCATTAGTTTAAATTTTCTGGGGAGTCCAGGTCGTCGAATATATCTCTCCACCAATTCTCGCTCTCTTCGTCCTCATTCTCGTCGGGGTAATCATTCCCCATTTGCATGTTAGTCTCAAAAGAGAACCGAAGAAAATCAAAGGCTTCCATCAGCATCTCTTCGTTCTCTACATCCATAGAGAAAACAGCTTTTAATATTGGGTCTCCGTAAACATCTGTGTCTAGGATACCTGTAAGCATGATATTTACTGCCTGGCCCTTCATGTCAAATGTCTTGGTTAGATCATCTAACTGAATATGCAACGACTGCACTGCCTGCAGAAAATTATCTTTGTGTTCACTATCCATGCCTAAGAGTAAGATAAGCAAAAAGAAGATGTTCAGGGACTTCTCCCGCCTGGATCAAAAGTACGTCAATCACAACCACCTCAAGAACCTGAGAGAGGTGATGACCAGCACAGAAGAGTCCAATGACATCTACCGAAAAGAACTTCTCTTTATGCTTTGGGCATACGACTTAGAGTTCTTTACTATAGACTACGCGTCCAAAGAGTACGGATTCCGTAAAAACCACTTAGCGGATAGAATAATCTATCCGCTAGTGAATTCAGGGTGGCTGTACAAGCACTTCGATAAGATGACTCCAGCTAACAAGATGGAAGATCACCTCTTTCGAGAAGAGACCAAGTTCAACTACAGAGTACGGTACGCCCTCACACAGAAGGCAAGGCTGATGCTACAGCGTTTCTACAACACCCTTACTTAGTAGGGGTCTTCTTCCGATCGGAGATAATCATATTGATCAAGGTATCAAGCCAACCAAATACCTGATTGTCTTTCTCCGTAGGAGTTAGGTTCACGACGATCTTGATGAAAGCGAGCAGACCGATGATGAGTTCGGCGAGGTTATTAGTGATGAAGTCCCACATGTCTAGTTATTTAGGTGTGTCAAAATCAGTGTACAAGATAGTCACTTCCTCCTTTCTCTCCAAAACAGAAGCAATGTATGGATACACGCGGAAGTAAGCGCGAGTGCTATGACCCACGTACCCATTCTTTTTTACTTGGTTGTTCTCTTGTGTATCACCCAGCAATAGACATCCAGAAGTATGCTCATCAGTGTTACCGCAATGAATGAGAATGTATTCAAAACCAGGAACGTCACGAACCCAAAGCATCCCCTTGTGGATCGTACGAAATCGAGAAGCATATTTTTCGTGGAAGCCACCAATCCTCCTAAGAGAAATTCTATACTCTCCAGCGGGAATCCGTGTTTCCCCAGAAACCTTTTTATCACGATGCTCGTCTTCTAGTGTGTAACACAGAAACCTTCTGGTTCCGTTTGAAATATCGAACAATGCCCCGCTGGTCGAGTCTAGTTCCGAACTGAATCTGACTACTTCTAGCTTCACGCTTTCTATTGTTTAGTTTGTCGTACCTCTTGAGCCGAGGATTAAAGTAACCCTTGCTGCCCATCAACGGCAAGCCTCAGGGACTACGTCGCACAAAGTTCTTCGTGTCCCCTCTGTGCCATCCGCCTTACCACCTCTGTTTATCACATTGGCTTTACCAATGCCGCCCCTTTTACCCTCTACGTCGACAAATAGCCTCGCGAAATCAACATCCCTACCAAACCTTTTTTGAAAGGCTTTCTTTGAAACGCCTGGACCAAAGAGCTCAGAGAGCTGGCCAGCAAGATCAGGGTCTCTTTCTGCTCGATTCAGGATGTCGCCAAGAGATATGGTACCACCGTATGCATTACGCTCAGGATCATAGATCTGACCACGGATGATATTCGGTGAGGAAGGTTGATCAGAAGTGACGTTGTAAAAACGAAGAGCAGGATTCTCTGGAGGTGGAGGAGCGTAAAAATCTGCAGGGCGATAGCTAGGTACAGCCCCTAGAATACCCATTAATTGGTTCACGCTGCCATCGGCAGCACCCAGAATTGCGTTACCCTTCAGCCCTCTGGGCATCTTCTCACCATAGGGTAGAGATGGGTTGTCGTTTTTTTTTATTAGTCGCATCAGAAGGGGCCTAGTCCGAGAACCATGCCCAACCTCTGCAAAGCATTCAGGTCAATCGTATTGGGCTGACCGAAAGCACCCTGAGGTCTTGTGATCTGCTTCGGCGTGTTCTGGTACTTTGCCATAATCGCCATCAGAGGTATCGAAGCGAGTCCCCGACCCAAAGCTCGGGCTGTATGGTTTCGGAAACCCCTACGCGCCAAGTTCTCTCTGGTGTTCTCTGGGTTCTCCAACTCGTTCAACAGGAACTGAACGTCACTGGGTCGAGCGGGGAAGTATCCAGTCTTACGCCCCTGCTTGTTAGCTGCCCTTTTTTCTTGTCGTTTCGCTTGACGCAACCTAGCTTCCATACCTTTCTCGGCATAGAACTGATCGTTCTCAAACTCCGACGGACCGTAGGGGAGTCCCCCACCATTTCTGTAAAGGGTTTTCATGTCAATGCTGCAAAGACTTCGACCTGACAAGAAGCTGTGTCTGCCTGGGCCAGGACGTTATCAATATCAGTAAGATTTCCAGCAGCAGCACTAGCATCCCCCACTGCGTTTGCGTCAATCTTGCTGTTGAACAGGAAGTAGCTTTCACCAGCCGCCAGCTTTACCATGTACTCCTCGGTACTGTCGTTCTGAATCGTGATCGAAACGAAGTTGGTGGCGTCGAGATTCGTAATACGGAAGTACTGAACCTGCGTTGTATGCAGCGTCCCTCCAGCGGCATTGGCTGCCGTAGAGTCCATCTGCAAGATGGTCTGGGCACTAGCCGTAGCCACATCCATAATTCTATGGAAGGTTTCGGTGATACTATCAATAGTCACCGTCATCTCGCTGCCACGGTCCTTGCCGTTTAGCTGCAGCTTCTCTGAAATCTCAACTGTGAGTGTCGCCATTGCACTTATTTGTTTTGCATCAGACTGTACATGAAGTCAGTAGCTTTTGGGTTCGGAACCCCGTACTGCGCATTCCCAGTAGAGCGGGGGGAGAACGCCTCCCTTTCAACCTCCATCAAGAGCTCTGCAAGAGCAGCCCTATTTCCCACTTCTGTTCGATAGGCCGTATGCGGGATGTTTCCGAAATACTCGCTATCTCCGACATACCCCGTTCGAGGCATTCTATTGCGACGGTCAGGCAAGTATCCTTGGGTCATGAAGCGATCATAGAAATCTTCGACCTTCATTTCAGGATCGCGAACCTCGTCATCAATGTATGCCTTCAGGTAATCTGGCAAGGCATTGTACGTCGCCATCAAGTCTGGCTCCTTAGGACCAGTAACACTTCTTCTAATCGCTCTCATGTTACCTCTCGTAAGGTCCTGGCTTGCCGCTGCCTTTGCTAAGACGAGCCATACGCTCAGCCTCGGCGCGATCTTGCGCTATCCTAGCGTCATAGGCGTTGTTGATTCGATTGAGGAAGTCCTCCGCATATGTATCACCCGCCATGGCTCTCTGCAACATGCGGTTCAACATCATCGCCATCTTTGCCTCTCCGCTTGATCCTAGACCCTCTTGGTTCTCAAGAACCTGGCGCATCTCCGCACCCTCCATCATAGGCAGCACATTGCCGTCCCTATCCATTAGTCCATCGAACTGCTGGTTTTGACGCATTTGATCGTAGAAGTCACCCTCGTACATTTCTCGATTTCCTCTGCGACGTGCAAAGTCTTGAAGCGACGGGCTCAAAGCATTGAACATTTTCGATGCGGACGAAGCGCCAGCCTCAGAACCCGCAAACATGCCATAGCCATACGGGGCAGGGACACCACCAGGGAGACCCCCGCCATTAGCGTACATGCGGCCACCGCCACCGTATTTCTTTTGCTTTTTGCTAACTACTCTCATATCACAAATATAAACACATTAACCACTGCAAGATTCACAATCCTCAGGGGCGTCGATGTTGCAAGT